ATTCACAGACCCAGACACAGTGGTCATGTTGAACAACCCACCATTGCTAGCATTCCATGACATGGTGCTGTCAGGGTTGGCCACTGTCACAGTGTAACCACCCGATCCTGACACCACTGATCCATTCACAGGCAAAGCACTGTAGTTAGCTGCATTTAGATTATACACCAACTCAGGTCCCGACGGAGCTGATCCTATGAAAATCCCTCCACCAATGCTTATTCCTGATCCAATTTGTATTGCCATACAGTATTTAGCAGTCAACAAAAAAGCATCTTGCGATGCTTTGATGCCACTTCCCATCCCGAGGTTGTTGCTTACAGGGTATTTAGTAGAGATTTACATTTGAGACCGTGGTAGCCATTGTATCTTGCTTTGCCAGCTTTTATTCCGCAGTATGGACAAGTCTGTTTAGGTTGTTGAGTATAATGTGTTCCTGCGGCAAGTTGTGCTGCTACTGTTGCCGATAACCTTGTGCCCATACCGTTGGGTTTAGGTTTACCTTTGGTACCTTGTGATATTTTAAGTTTGTTCTCCTCGCTCATTGGCCCTTTGAGTTTTCCTTTTGCAGCCAGAGACATTTTTAACTTTGTTTCGTCACTTCTCTTTTGACCCTTTATTTTAGCAGATCTTTTTTCAATCACCTCTTGGCTTAATTTAGTTGGATTAGTTGCCTTAGTTGCACGTATTTTTGCTTTCTGTTCCTCGCTCATTGGAACACCTTTGTTGGCAGGTGTTTTGCCTTTGTTAGCAGCACCTATTTTAGCTGCTCGTTCAGGTGTACACCCTTTACCGTACATAGGATTATTTGGTCCTGATTTAAGCGTAGACATCAGGGTACGATATTCGGGTGTTTGATTTTTAGAATTTACTTTAGGTTTTCCTTTTTGAGATTTACTTAGATTCTTCTTATGATCTTCACTTTTTGGTTTGTCTTTGTGATAGTCACTTATTTTCTTGCGACTTTCGTCAGTGGGCACAATGTATCCAGCAATGTTTTGGTTGATCCAACGATCATCTTCTAATACTTTGCAACGTTTTAGAACTCGTGTTTCCCAATTACTTGCTTGCTCTTTAGTTTCAAACACTTTTCGTATTTCCACATCAAAACTATCTATTCCAGTTTCTTCAATCAGTTGTTGAACTTTACGACTACTAGTAAAATAGTGTTTCCATAAATCTTGTTCGGGATCTACTTGGTTGGCTGAACGGAATCCATAATAGACTTTACCACTAGGACGGTGTTTGATTAGATATGTGTAAGGTTTCATGCTGTTATTTATCCTTGCTATCACAAATTATACATTTACATAATCAAAATGTCAACAAAAAGCCCACCAAAGTGGGCTTTTGTTTGTATGCTTGTGTTAACACAAGCATATAACCAATCTCAACTGAACGAGAGGTTAGAAACGGATATCTCTCCCACATAATCGCCCGCGTTACCAAAACTCGATGCGGTGTTGGTGAGCTCGATAAACCCGTAACGAGTCATAAAGCTAACCACTGGTTCGAATGTTGTTGGATCCAGTACAACACCTGAGCTCATCAAGGGGATGTAAGGGCAGTAGAATGCAGGAGCGTCAGCTTCTGAACTACCTTTGTAGCCAACCAATACAGGTGTAGTGTCGCTAGCATAGCTATCAACAAACACACGCATTGCGCCGTTCAGAGTACCAACAAACTTGGTGTTTGTAGGTGCTTCGAAAGTACCTTCTGTAGTACGTGCAAATGCGCTTGTGGTCGCACTTTGCAGAACTGTCAAACTAGCAGAGCTAACCACAGCATAGTTACCAGCGCCACGACGTGTACGTTGGGCGATCAAGTTAGCAACACGGTTGATCAGAACTGCCAAAGCGGCGTGTTCGTCACCAACGAATGTAGCTGTACCAGATACAGTAGCTTGGTTGTATGTGTACTCAGTTGTGGCCAATGAGCGCAGGCTCAACAAGATTTCCTGGTCAATTTCAGCTGTAATTTCTTGAGCCAAAGCTGCCATGATTTCGGCTTCTACGTCGATACCATGCATAGCTTGTGCGTCTTGAGCAGCTTCAAAAGTCCAACGAGCTTGTAACTTACGAGTCTTAGCTTCAACAGCTTGCTTCAAGATTTGCACAGAGATCTGACGACCACCGGAACCTTCAAGCACTGATGTGTTAGCACCAGTATAGATGTTTTGTGTTGGATCAACAATACCAGCTGTTACGCTAGATGCTGAAGAATATGCCTGAGCAATCAGGAACGGGCTCAATGCTTCTTGACCGGCAGCAGTACTGGTTTGAGCAGTGCTAGTGTCGTTCATTGTGTTGGCATAACGCACACGCAAGGTGTGGATTTGACCAACAGGTCCAGTCATTGGCTGAACGCCAACCAACTCGTTAGCGATAACGGTTGGCATAACACGACGGATAACTGGCAGAATCACACGGTTAAGTGTGGCAATGTTGCCAGAACCTGTAGAACCGCCGCTAGCATTTTCTTTCAAATACTTGCGTGTGTTCTCAAGGATCACGTTCATGTTGTTACGCTTGCTGCCTTTTAGGCCTTCAAGAAGGGCTTCCTTGGTTTCATCCCAGCGGCCTTCTAATAGTTGTTGTGACATTTAAGTCTCCTTAGTTTAAATTAAAGCCCTGCCAGACGCTTAATAGCGATAACATTGCTGTTGTCAGCATTGTCGTCGTCTTGACGCAGAGCAGTTTTATTACCAGTGACTTCTGACACATTTTCTGCAATCACCTGTCGGGCTTTTGCGGACTTGCCATCAGCTAATACGGCTGGTAGATACTTTTCAAAAGCATTTTTCAGACGGTGAGTCTGTACGCTTTCGAGTAAATTACGCATGACTTCGCGCTTTTCCTCATTAAGAGGACTTAGCAGATCGTCCATGGTGTTTTGACGCACATTGGATTCACGGATCACACGTATTTCACGTTCCTTGGACTCAACCAAGACTTTCGCCTTGTGGCTGAGTTTAATGGCCTCAGACAGTTGATGTTCTCTTGCAGCGATGGTGTTTTGCAACTTGCGAACTTCGGCTTTCTCATTGAGATGAGTGGCACCAAATTCCGCAGCATACGCTTCAAAAATACGACGACCAAAACTGTTCTCGCGAGCAACTTGGATGTCTTCATGTAACTGACTAAGTTCAGCCTTCAGGTGATGGCTAACAGCTCGACTCATTTTTTCAGCACTTTCTTTTACGAAGCGTGCTTTGAGATTTTCTAACTTGCCGCGTGCTTCACGCACCAAACGTACTTTAGTTTCCACTACATCACGTTTGTCTTGGGCAAATTCTTGGATCTCACGAGCCAATGCATGCACCATGAAGTGTTCTAGTTTTTCTAGTCCTTCATTGTGCTGCTTGCGGTCTTTGCGTAATTCGCTGATTTCTTCAGATAATTTTGTTACCATGAAGTTGTTAAACTTCACAGCACTTTCTTTCATCTTGGTTTGAAACTTCACGCGATCTTCACGCAGGGCAGCTTTCTCTTGGGCAAACTCAGCAAGTTCACCGGTGAGACTTTCTGTCATCATCTTGTCTAAGGCTTCAACCATCACTGTCTTATCGTGCTCGTAGCGTTGAGCAAACTCTTCACGTAGTTCTACTCGAACCTGTTCACGTGCTTCTGTCAGTTTAGATTCCCAAGCTTCGTTGAGTTCTTGACTTACATCTTCATTGATCAGGCCGCTATCTAGCAATGGTTTGATTGCATCTAGCATGCTTTACTCCTTAATTTTGAGATCTTTGATGAGGCGTTTTACTTCCTCACGTAGAAATCTCTGTACCTTGCTGTTCTGACCTGCGTCCTTGGCAATCTCTAACACTTTATGACCATACTTCATATTACGAAGTCCTTCATAAATTGCACGAGGATATGCATGTGGGGCACTGGGCTGAGCAACAATATCCACAGTGACTATTTCAAAGTCACTGACATGTCCGTTGCCTTCGTTCACGTTACCGGAACCACGGCTCGAAACTCCGAGTTTTACACCCGAATCCAACATGGTCTTGACCAGTTGTCCCATGGGTGTGGGTAATATTCTTAACTTACCGTAACCGGCAGGCCCATCCATCCACATCTTGTCGATGCAATGACTGACTCTGTCTAAGTTGATTTTTAAATCTTCAGGGTGATCTACTTCACCCAGCACCGAATAACCGTTTACCAATTGCTCATTGATGGATTGTACTGCTCTGGAAATTTCCTGTACAGGATACACACGTTCATTGGCGTTTTTAACTCCGCCTTCGATACATATACCTTCCATGTACAGGGTCTTTTCTTTGCCGTCAGGACCATCTTCGACCAAGACGCGAATCTTGGCTTGGTTGAAGTTTAAATGTTCCTGTAAGTATTTCATCGCCGATTACTTGCCTCTTGGGAACGGTGTACGTGTGTTAACACCTGTAGCTTGACCCAGGTGTGGCTTGGTTGCAGGCTTGAGATCTTGCTTGGCTTGAGCAGGTGAATTACCAACTTTACCAATCAGATCCTTTGTGCTGTTCTTGTAAGCAGCAGTGTCGTGGTGACCACCTTCTGCTTGTCCAGCTTTCACCGGACGACCGGCCATGCCAGTTTGTCCAGCATTAAATGCTACAGGACCAGCTTTGCCGTCACCTTCTTCGTGGGTAGTAGTCTTAGGATGAACTTGCTTCAGGGTGATGTTTTCCATCATGCCTTCAGTTTCAAACTCATCTGCATCAACATCCATGTCGTCCATGTTGTCAGCATCGTGATCGCTAGGACCACCGAAATTGTCTGCATCTGGCTCGCTACCGCCCATCATGTGCTCAAATTCAGCCATGAGTTCGTCTAACTTGTCAGCTAGATCCATCACATCGCTTTTGCTAGCAGCTTCATCTCCACCCATTTTGTCATGATCCTGTTCCATGTCGTGAGTCAAATCTTCGCCATCATCTTCTGCTTCGTCATCAAACTCATCATCATCTTCACCTTCGTGCATGCCAGACTCTTCAGTCTCAACATCGTCGATCATGTCACCAGATTGGCTTCCGCCCATCATGTCGTCGCCTTCTTCCATTGGAGGATTACCGTCAGTATCTGGCGGCTCTTCACCCATGGCATTGTCTTCTTGCATGAGATTTTCATAGATCTGGCGACTTTTAGATACTACGATCTGATGAAAAAGTTCTTTGGCTTTTGCGTCTTCGTCGTTGATCACATATTCAATCAACTGTTCAAACTGATTTTTACTCATTTAACTGGCTCCTATAGATATTCGTTAACTTTGCCACCCTGGCAAAATGTATATCTATATTTACAAATTAAGAGAAAAATATGCCAGTTATGGCTGGTTTTTTGCCAATTAAGACAAAAATGTTACGCTGGCGGAGCAGCTGGTGGAGCGTATTGAGTTCTAATGTCTTTTAGCTTTTCGTTATATTCGTAAGTGCGAGTATCTTGCATGCGGCGCAATTTATTCAATTGCATAAGTGTGAGCTTGGTTTTACGTAATTGACCAAGGTGAGGCTGAGTATTATCAGCAGCTACATCTTGATATGCACTGGGACTACGTTCGTAAAGCTCATTGAGGATCATGATATATTTATGCAGCGCCCGGAATTGGAGCACCGGCGCCTGGTGGTTGTGCTGCCGGCGTGTTGCCAATTGTACCGCCCGGAGCAGCTGGCATGCCTTCTTGTCCAGCTGGGGTTAGATTTGACATCTCTTGACCCATTGCAACATCAC